GCTTTCTCCTCGCTGGGTCTCGCTTCATGCACTTGGCCATTCTCGTAAAAGTCGCGGATACCGACATAGGACGGCGGCGACACAAACTCGTAGAGTTCATGATGGTCTTCATACCCTACCAGATTGACCAGTTGTTCCATCATTGTGGCACTTGAAAAGATGAATCGAATATTGTCCTGAATCATTTTGTCGATTTTGTAGTACGACTTCGTCTCCTTGTACAAAATGTTGTCTGTATTCGATGCAACATCGCATTCATCGACGAAAATCACAGCATTTGCAAGGGTTTTCACATCTTTCATCAATTTGTGAATGGTTGGACGATGTGCAATATTCGCACGGAAAACAGATGGAAACTGCTCCAAAGATTCGGAATAGAAGATTTTACCGCTGTGACCAGAGATGAAGAAAATCTTGTCCGGTGGAATGTCCATGAGAAGAACCATGAAAATGGCAGTACAAAGCATGACACCATTCAATCCAGCTTTGACATCTTTCAAGAGACTATTGATGCGCAACTTCGGGTTTTGTTGGAAGAGCTTGACAATGTCGAATCCTGTGCGAATCTGGTTTTCGTACACGTACTGCTTTTGTCCTTTCCTTCCTCCAGATTTGAGAAACAAAGATTCCAGTTCGGCTTTGTGTGACGCAAACGAAGTAAGCACTTGTTTGTGATCTGGTGAAAGCGCGAGCATATTGCTGTAACAGCCGGTCCTCAAAAACTCGAAAATTTCTTCTTCTGAAAGGCGGTGAAATTGCAAGATGTCAGCCATGGACGTTTCCAGCACAGGGTTAAGAATGCCATCGTCCTTTGTGCCAACAAGACGCGATTTGAGAAATTGCGACCATTCAGCCACAGAATCGCAAGAATCGTTCAAGAATGCAAAAAGATCCTTGTCGTCCGGTTGCTCGTTGCTTCCTTTCATAAAACGTGTCACTTCACGACAAGTAGCTCTTGAAAGGTTATCACCAATCTCTGTAAGAAACTGTGTCCTTTGTGCCTTCGACATGTCACCCATGACTTGAGTGGCCACAGGAATGATTTTCTCAACGAAAAACGAACTAATGCCCTCGTTTGTTCTCATAGAAGGCGACATGACTTGAAATTATGAAGTTGCGGTGCTCAACGTTCAAACTACAATTTATGCATGTATGCAACTCTATATATATTTGGTCAGGAAGTTACATTGTGTACCATTACGACAAAGATTTGTACACTGTCATCATTTTGTCTAGTGTCGATTGACCCTCAGTTTTCCGGATCGATGCGAAAATCAGCGCATACTTATTTTGATGAGCAGCAGTTTTCACGACGTTGTCATCACTTTTCAATGCGTCCGACGCAAATTCAAGGGACAATCCGTTTTGTTTCACTGCTGTAAGAACTGTTGTTCTGTCGTTTTTATCGTTGAATAAACAGTAACGAAGAGCCATGCCGTTGTTCTTCAAAGCTGCAATGACAATGAGTGGCAAAGAGCGCAGTCGAAGTGAAGTAAACTGCAAAGACAATCCGTTCTGACGCACAGCAGAAAACGCGACCGTCAGATTGTCTTGGAGCAGTGGCGAGGCGTACTTGAGAGCTAAACCATTATTGGCAACTGCGGCTAGAACCACACTTTTGTCATTCTGAATTGATTCAGGACAAAGTCGTAGCGCTAATCCCTGTTTCGAGCATAAATCGATAGCTGCTTGAACTTTGCCGTTTCCTTTATTATTTTTCTTCGTCAATTTTAGTTGCATGGCCATTAATTATATATGAAAGAATAATTTTTGCATAAAATGCCTTAAAGGTAACGTAATACGCGATTTTTTCATGTTTTAAATTTTCCAGGTTTCTACAATTTTCTACAGACCGTATAGTTTATACGCTACTAATTTTCTCTCCATTTCCTTGAACACATGTCCCCTTCTTCATGGTCACTCGTTTCTTCTCCTAAACTTCCAAATCAAGCTCAGTGGAATGGTGTCATTTCCGGCATGACCGTGGACAATAAGGTCATCTTTGTCGCCGTTGGTTTCCAAATCCAGCAAAATAATCCTATCCAGGGAAAAATCTTTTTCAGTTTTGATGCTGATAACTGGACCGAGGCAACAATCAATGTATCTACACAATCTGTCAATTTTACCGCCGTCGCCTTTGGAAATGCCAATGATGGTCTTGGCAATTTAAAAGATATGTTTGTTGTCGTCAGTGATGACGGAAAGGTTCTGTATGCTCCTACACTTGCTACAGATAGTGGAATCCTTGACTTTAAAATGGCGTCTCGCTTTTATGATTACCAAAGCAGTTTTTCCGATCTTATTTATGGAAATGGCATCTTCATCGCTGTCGGAACTCATGTCCTCAATAACGAAACAAGTAGCATCCTGACTTGGAAACAAACTACGATTGAAAGCTGTGGCTCATTCAGTTGCATTGCCTACGATGATGACCACAAAATCTTTGTCGCTCTTCAAGACGGTGATTCTGGTGCTGCCGTCTACAGTACAGATGGTACCAACTGGGTCGGTGCAACCACCCTTCCAGAAGGTATTTGGGGCACTGTGTCCTATGGAAATGGTAAATTCGTAGCGTTTGCCGCAAGCGATACCCAGGATACCCAGATAATAACCAGTACTAACGGAATTACCTGGACTGCTGTCAGCACCAGTTTCGCGAAACGTAACTGGCAAGCGTCTGCGTATGGAGGCAAGTTTTACGCTGTATCCGATGGTCACGTTCTAGAATCGGACGATGGAACTTCTTTCACCGAAACTGCTGTCGAGGTTAAAAATTGGGCGGGTATCTGCTACTCGAATGACCTTTTCTTAGCAGTTGGAAATAAGGTTGCTATGACTCTTGGTCACATTTCTTGTTACGTCGAGGGAACCAAGATCACTGTCCTCGTTGACGGTGAAGAAAAGGATCTTCCGATCGAAGAGTTGAAGAAAGGTATGCTTGTCAAGACATACAAAAGGGGATACCTTCCAATCCACCTCCTTGGTCGCAAGAAGTTCATCAACCGCCAGGAAATTTCTGGCGAGCGTATTTTTGTCCACAAAGCGTCTGGACTGAAGGTAACTGGATACCATTTCATCCTTGTCGATGAAATTCCTGCAGGAGCTTATGATCTTGGACTTCGCGCTGAGGACAAAAAACTGCTCGAGGCCATGCATTCGGAAGCTTTCGAACCTTTAAAACAGAACGGTCTGTTCACCCTCTACCATATTGTTCTTGACTCTGAAGACAAGGACAAGAATATTGGTATTTATGCTGACGGTGTGCTTTCTGAATCAACCACTCTTCAATCTTTCCTTGAACAGAAATTCGAACTTCTTTAGAGAAAAAATGCCCTATGAATAGGAGATTTAAATAATACTGTGTTTCTACAGCAAAACTATTTAGTTAAAATCAAAAAATCTTTTTGTTTTGTTAAACAATTCCTGACACTCCTATTAACAGATTACTAACGAATAACTATACCGATTCCCCATCTCCCGGTCCGTCTCAAGGTGCATTCCGAGCATATATCTCTTATTTTATCTTTGTCGTTTTCCAGTTAAGGAAGTAGAGACAATGCTTATTTCAATAAGAATTCCCGAAAAAAGCTTGGAAAGTTCGGTTTCTCTGCATCTTCCTCTCACCTCGTCGATTTCCGAAAACAGCAGGGGCAGTTTGCAGCTACTAGCGTCTGAAAGTGTTGATTTCTTGATTGTTTCGACAAACTTTCGATATTGTGCAACTTTTCTATCAAAATGAGGTTTGCTAAAATCGTAGTTTTCGTCCATCATTGGAACCAGCTGCGGAAAGCTTCGTTTAAGGGAAATCCCGGATGCAATATGTCTGCAATCGTAGAAGAAAGAATCCATCTGGCGTGACTGATCCTGTAAAGTAAATAAATTATCTCTGCCAGAAGAAAGTTCGTCCATGAATTTGACATAATCGTCAATGTTTCGGATCATTTCAGTATCGATATGTAGAATCGACAGGATTGTATTGACGACTCGTTCTCTGGCCCGACCTTCCTTTGTCACATGGGAATGATGGCCGATCGGGCAACACACGGTCGAAAATCCAATTTTATCGGCCAGATGACGTTCAAGACTTCTTAATTTTCTTTCGTTTAAGTGCCCGATCTTCAATTCGATATATGGACGAAGGAAGTCAGATATTCCAACAAATGCGAATATTTGCGCTTGTATTTCACTCGGAAGTTTCGACGAATCAAAGTTCTCACAGATTACATTGAACAATAATTCACCAATGAGTTCGTCCAAAAACTGAACCAGCGCTCGTTCCATGATAATAGAATGGTGCTTGAAATTGTGAAGATATACCAAATCTATATTGACTGTAGAATCAAAAGCTGTAGAATGACCAAAAATACATATAAAAGCAATGGGGTACGATTCCTCACAAATGGACTTATGCATATATTTAGTACATCCTTTCCTACACAGTGGTATTTCATCTATTGTCATAACCGATTCTTTTGTCACCAACTCGTTTCAAAGATCTGAAATTGCTTGTCACTTTTTGAAAAGGATCCATATTGGAGTTTTGAATGCAGATAGTTATGAGTCGCTTTCAATTGTCCGGCGCTTTTACCACTCGCTCCGAAAGTCTAGTGCAGCTATTCGCGGATTCGGCAAAAGATCTCAACAAGTCATCAGCATATTCGATTCGTTCGATCAAGTATCGCTTTTTGCAAACGAACTTCAGCGGGTTTTGAAATTGGAAAAATTGTCCTTAAAACGCATCGTCGGGGGTCACCACGACATTTTTGTCAATGTGAAAAAAGAAGGCAAATATAAAACGCTTCGCGTTATGCTTGCAGAAAACAACCATGTGAAAATCCAACCTATGCAACAAAAGCAATTGACAAACGGAGGAATCAAAGCTTCTCAACTGTGCGGGAGCAGACTTGTACCAGACGAAGAAATGGTCGTCTTTTGTCTCTTTTCTAGAAGCTCCTCTTGTGGATGGACATGTATGCTGAAGATGCAAAAGGGATCAGAGATTCACGACGGACGATTGCAGGATCAATATATTTTGCGATCTATTCCGGACGCTTCGAAGAGTCCCTTTGTAACATTGATGCTTCGTCAACTCTTCAATAATCAATCCGAGTACATGGTCGATAATGTAATCAGTGTCTTCTTTTGTAGCGACGCAATTTGATTAGTAGATGTCGTGGTACGTGACATTTGGGAACTGTTTAAGTGAGTAATCGTAGACAGCTTTGTTTTTGTAATATCCATTTGGATAGAAATTGACGGTTTTGTTTAAAAGAGCCGCTGCTATACAGACATGTAACCGGTTTGTGTTGACAACTTCGTATCTTGACAAATAATTGAAAAAGTTGGCAGTAACTTCAGCAATGACGGATACATTTGAAGTGTTCCCTGGTTTTATCATCGTAATTGACAAGTCGACGTTGTCGCTAGGAATGGCGATTTTCGTTTTTTCAGAGTCTGTGCGAAATGCATTTAAATAACCTGTGCCTTCTTTGCTGATGAAATCGGAGATGTAAAAGGCCATGTCTTTTGATAAGTATATATTTTCTGGGTAATTAGAAACTCCTCTGACGTACCGAAAAGATTTCTCTTCCCTGCATATCAATGTCACATTGTCTCCTAACTTGGCAATCGTCTCGGTTTCATTAATAATCGTATGTGGCAGAAGGAGTATTTTGTTCTTGTCTTTGTACTTTAACAACATGTTACGTATATGGCTGTACAACGATACAAAGTTTCCTCCACCG